GCCTTACTAAACACCTCATAAGTGGGCAAAGCAATGGTTTTAAAAGCCCAAGGCATGCGTTTTGTAGCTTTGACCATCAACCAATGGCCAAGTTTAGAAAAACATGGCCATGAATGGGTGGTCATCAGCACAAACTTAACCCAAAATCTCTGAAGTAGCCCTAGGTCAGATGGTGCACCTACTATTACAGACGCATGAGATACATTCAATGCCAACCAATCAGAACGGCTCCTAATGAAATCAAATGCTGCAGCTATATCATCAACCTCCAAGGAATAAGATTTAACCCTACCTAACAGGTAAGACTTAAAGGTAGTGTAATATTTGTCATCTCTTTTCATGTCACTCATCATAAGGGCAATCTCCTCGACTACATTTTTCTTCATCGCAAAAGTGGAATTGACCATACGACCACCACTAGGCGTCAATTGGGTGAATTGATAGCTGCCAGCATTTAACTCAACATTATAAGCCGGTTCGGTTTTAGTCACATACGTACACTCCTCAGAGACGGATCGTTGTAAGTTGTTAATGTCATCCATTCGGTAAACACCATCAGCAGGGATACAATAAATGACTTGAGTATCCAAGTACGTTCCAACCTTAACATAAACAAAAGCACCAAACTCAGAAACACAGGTCCCCTCTTCCAACCAGTTATTATAAGCATGATGCACGTACGGTGTCCCTCCCTCAGGCTGCATAGTAACATGTCCATTAATCTTTTCAACATGTGCTTCATAATGTGTGTTGCCATCTTCATCCATCCACTCTCCCAAATCAGATTTATCAAATGAATGATTAATAATGAAAGTAGGACCAGTAATAATTTGTGTTAATTGCCTTGGACTCATGTAATAATCAGCGTGAGATATGATAGCAGCAGGTATCTCGTGTCGCAAAGGGCAGCACTCACCGGGTAAATTGCAACTCTCAAACAAGTTGTTGCCCTTTAACTCACGAAACACATCGGCGTTGTTATAAATAGGATTACATACATGCTTTCCTGTGAATTCGGCATGTCGATTTCTCGACCCACCAACATCACGCACACGGGTATAATAATCTCCCAAAACGTCTAAACACCAAGATTCACACACTCGCCTCTGATGTGCCAGCACTTCATGTGACCCCGCCGTATGCTTGGCCTTCCAAGACTGTTTCATGTCCGAACGAAAACTGTTCTTGAGTGATGCTATATCAAATCCTCTCATCCCATTAGTTATAGTTATGGTGTGTACTTGAGGCATAAGTCTCCTGAGCATGTAAAAGATGCTGATGCATATAAATATGGCCCAAACCATCGCACCAAATGAGATTATCAAACTGAAATATCGCACGTACCACGGATAATAAACTTCTGGCTTATCCCAATAAGTAAACAGTAATTGACACCAAAAATTAGTGCCAACACGTCTATACGGTCTGAACATATGAGCAATCCAACCGACTACAGGCACGTGATATAAATCAGCCCAATAAGCCTCATTGATTTCATCCATTACACAATCATAAGCCTGAGCATCCAGCCAATTAATCCAAGGCTGGAAAAACCACTTGATATAAGGCATCATAACACGACACCAATTAAGGAGATCGTCTTGAAAATTGGTGCCGTTAATGGTTGATCGGCAGACACCGACAACTAATGTTAACAGCACCACAGGGCTGGTGGCCAACCGGCATATGCCGAAGGCCACCCGGAAAAGTACTCCGAAC